GGTTTTCTGACTTTGCTGCACAGACGTGGCTCGAATTCACGTACGGGTGGAAACCCCTTTTGAGGGATGTCTACGATCATGCCGTGGCTCTTGAAAAAGTGGCGAATACGTTCGGCCTTGTGATGAGAACAGCAGTTGCTACTGCCAAAACTGAAAAATTGACTAATGTCAACTTTCTTTCTGGTGGTGGCGACTACTTACGCATCTACAAAAAGGTCGAGTCGGTTCGCCGTATGCGAATATGTGTGGACTTCAAACTCCCCACTGGCGTCATGGGTGTGGCAAACACGTTCGGTCTGACCGATCCTCTGTCTGTCGCATGGGAGATAGTTCCTTTCTCGTTTATTGTCGATTGGTTTTATCCTATCGGCAAGTACTTGGAAGGAATTTCCTCCTACAACGGTCTTGTTTTCCATCGAGGTTACAAAACCGGGTCGCATAAGTATTTTGCAAAAAATACTACAACGACTGGCCCATTTAAGCCCAATTGGGCGGGTGATTCCACTCTGACAATAGATTCGACGAATTTATGGAATCAGCTTGACTCTTTCAGTTTTGGAAGAGAAATTCTGACTACATTTCCGTCGACTCCTTTTCCTCAGTTTAAGGATCCCCGGAGTTTAAGCCATGGCACTAGTGCCGTAGCTTTGCTCAAAACCCTGTTTATACCGTCTTCGACGGGAAAACTCAGGTTGTGAACCGGATTTCCTGGTTCGCAAACTTTTCCTCAAAGTGAAAGTTTCACATCATGGCTCAAAGAGCAAATGTGACCCTCACCGATGCCGCTGGCACCCCGGTGAATCACGTGTACAAACCTGCGCAAACGCTTCCGAATGGCGTGATTACCTGGCGTGATGGCACTCAAGCCATCTACGCCGGGCAGAATCGCCTTTCTGTTGCTCAGCGCATGGCTGATGCACGTTCCAAGTCGACGAAAGTCGAGTGGAAGCTCGAGACCCCAGTTCTCGAAGTGACATCTCCTTCGACGTCTACGGGTATTCAGCCGGCACCGACGGTTGCATATACGTTGCTCGCTGACGTGAGCCTTGTTCTGCCAGATCGCGCTACCCAACAGGAACGTAAGGACCTGTTGGCGCAGATTCGCGATCTGCTGAGCGAGGCAATCGTCACGTCGCAGGTGCAGGACCTCGACCTTATCTGGTAAAACCAGTTTCGGCCGAACCTGACCCTGTCTAGATAGATAACTACCTAGGAGCAATATGCATAAGCAATTGTCGTCCCAAAGTCTAAGACTTGGGAGCCGTGCTGACGCCCAAAAGCGTCTAGAGGCGACGTTTCTGTCCCTGTGTGAGTCAGTCAACACTCCTCGCTCACTTTCTGCGTGGATTCTCTATAAAAACAGAGAATTCGCTCAGCTCGTGAGTCTTGAGTGCGATGCCTCACATTATCTCTTCGCTAGGGATTTCTCCGATGACTACTTGGTTTCCAAGTTTTTATCGAAGTTTCCGTCGTTTTCCCACCCGGATTTGAACCCGGAAAAGAAAGCGATCGAAGATTTTAAGGGATTTGAAGTACTCTGTAAAGAGTCGAACTTGAAGTTTAAAGCTCTCCGAGAGGACCCATCTTTATGGGACCCGACGATGCACGAGGTTTTCTCGTTAGCACGTCGTAAAATTGCTCGGGTGCTTGGAACTCTTGATCTCGACTCCGTTTCGGAGCACTTCGGTTGGGGTCCGGGCGCTACCACAGCGACCTCCGGTAATGCCCAATCCGCCTACGTCAAGTTCGCAAAGAGGCTTGACGTTACGGGCAACGCTCTCGTTATGGGGCGGTGCTGTGTAAACAGCATTCCCTCCTGGGCGAATCTCCAATTAGAAACTGGAGAAACGCCCTCGATTCCGTGCAGCGTCTTAGACTCTGCATTTAATCGAGTACTAGGTAACGAGATCGTGCTAGTTCCGAAGAATGCGAAGACTCATCGGGTGATAGCGAAG